CCTAGGCAAACAGGTAAGACTACTTGTGCGGCAATATATCTAGCATGGTATGCAATGTTTATACCTGACCAAACAATACTTATTGCTGCCCACAAATACACAGGCGCACAAGAGATTATGCAACGTATACGTTATGTATATGAATTGTGTCCAGATCATATTAGAGCAGGTGTTACAAACTACAACAAAGGTTCAATTGAATTTGAAAATGGATCACGTATTGTTAGTGCTACTACAACAGGAAACACAGGACGTGGTATGAGTATATCATTACTATACTGTGACGAGTTTGCATTTGTACAACCTAATGTTGCAACCGATTTTTGGACATCAATATCTCCTACACTAGCAACAGGTGGTCGTGCTATTATTACTAGTACGCCTAATAGTGATGAAGATACATTTGCTACTATTTGGAAACAAGCAGAAGATAAATTTGACGATCACGGTAATGAGCAAGAAGTAGGTATTAACGGATTTCATAGTTTTAGAAGTTATTGGGATGAACACCCTGACAGAGATGACAAATGGAAAGAAGAAGAACTTGGGCGTATTGGTGAAGAAAGATTTAGACGTGAATACGATTGTGAATTCTTAGTATTTGACGAAACATTAATTAACAGTATAAAACTTAGTGCCATGGACGGCAAAAGTCCTTTGGTTAATATGGGACAAACACGTTGGTATAAAAAACCTACACCAGAATTTACATATGCTGTTGCACTTGATCCAAGTATGGGTACAGGTGGAGACAACGCAGCTATACAAGTATTTGAATTACCTAGTTATGAACAAGTAGCAGAATGGCAACATAACCAAACAGCAATACCTGGACAGATTAGAGTACTTGCAGATATTTGTAATTACCTACAACAAGAAACCGGGAATGCCAACGGAATTTACTGGAGCGTAGAGAACAATGGAATAGGCGAAGCGGCACTTCTCGTTATAAACGACTTTGGTGAAGAGAATATACCCGGATTATTTGTTAGTGAGCCTATCCGCAAGGGACATGTACGTAAATTCCGTAAAGGCTTCAACACTACACACGGTACTAAAATTTCAGCATGTAGTAGATTAAAAACTATGATCGAAAATGATAAAATGATAGTACATTCAAAACCCTTCCTATCAGAGCTTAAAAACTATGTCGCAACTGGGTCAAGTTATAATGCAAAACTAGGACAAACAGATGATCTCATAAGTGCTACATTACTTGCAATAAGAATGATGGCTGTTCTTAAAGATTGGGATCCTAGAATTTATAATACATTTACACAAGCGGAGCAAATAGATGACTACGAAGCACCAATGCCGATCTTCATAAGTAGTAACTATTGATAAATACTATACAATGAAAAATTTAGATTTAATATCAGAAGAACTTTTTAATAAAATACGTGGACGCTTTCCAAGTGTTACTATTGGTGATGCTCAAGGAAACGTAACCAATGTACCTAAAGACGCTCGTTACTTTGACTTTGACTACAAAGAAGGTGACGAAAGTTTAGGAAAGGTTAGTGTTAGCGTTACTGACGAAGCAGTTGAAGTAATGTATGCTGACAACTTTGTAGGCGAACAAGACGAACTTACAAAAGCAGGCTGGTATGATTTTTTAAAAGAACTAAGACAATTTAGCAAAAAGCGTCTATTAAAATTTGACACACGTAATATTAACAAGTCAAATTTAGATCGTAGAGATTATGCTTTTTTAGCAACAAATCGCGGAGACAACACAATGAGTGAATCAAAGATGTATGGTACTAACAAGCATAGTTACCAAAATGTAGATAGTGCTAGGATAGTTATCAAGCACACTGAAAGCGTAAATCCAGAACTTGGTAAAACACGTACAAGAAATATTGGAAAAATATATATTGAAAGTGCTGATGGTGAACGCTTCTTATATCCATATAAACATTTAACTGGTGCTAGAGCAATGGCAAGACACGTTGCTGAAGGTGGTAAACCATTTGATGATTTTGGAACACATATTGTAGGCCTAAGTGAAGAGATGAATAAACTCCGCAAGTTTAAATCTTATATGGGTCGTTCAGCTGTAATGGCAGAAAGCCTATCAGGATATATGGATGTTGTTAAAGAAAGAATTATTACAGTAAGAAAAACAATTGAGTCATTACAAAAGCCAAAGTTTTATGCAGAAACTATTTCAGCATTTGAAAAACCAATGATGGAAGACGTACCGAGTGACGTTGCAGAAAACTGGATAGACCAATTAACTATTAGACAGTTTAACGAAGAACTTAAAGATGTATTCCCTTACATATATAACTTAGTAAGTGAAGCAACAAAAGCAAAAGATATTACAGCAGAAGATATATTAGGCGAAGCACCAATTGACGATGTTGAAGTAAGAGCACCTGCAGAAACATATAAAGTTGCATCAGGTGATACAATATATTCAATTGCTAAAAAATTCCAAAATGCTAATTTCCAAGGCGCTGATATTGAAGAAGCAGTAAAAGAAATAATGATGCTTAACAATATTGCAGATCCTAAAGCACTACAAGTAGGACAAGTAATTGAAATGCCTTACTTTATGGGAACAGGACCAGACGGGTCAACTCGTGGTATGCCAGGAAGTTTTGACAAGTACGGTGAAGAAATTGAAAACAGTTTTGAAGACATGATGGGGCAGTTTGCAGAAGCAAAAGAAGAAATGTGTCCAGAAGCGTGTTGCGGCAAGCCTATAACAGAATGTAAATGCGGACCAGATTGCGAGCATTGTGAGTGTCACGAAAAGAACAAAATGAACGAAGATGAAACAGAAGGCAATGCATATGCACACGCTGTAAAGAAAGCCAAAATGAATGGCAAGAAAAAGGGCGACAAAATTGATGGGCCAGACGGTGACGAAATTACACTTGAAAAAGATCAACAAATTCCAGTAAGTGAATTTGTACTATCTTTGTTTGACAGAGAGCAAGGAACATTTCCAAAAGGCGAAACAGCGGTATTAACAGCAATTGAAAAAGATTACGGTGAACAATATATTGAACCAGCAAAACAATTTATTGAGAGAATACAAGCAACTTTTGAACAGTATGCACAACCTGTACAAGAACCAATGATAGACGAAGAACCAGAAGGCACTGTAATGGAGCCTACAATCGAGCAAGATGAAGAAATTGGTGAAGGATCAGGCCTACAATATTACACAGGTGTTAAAAAACACGGTAAAGAATATATGGACAAAGCAGCTAAGGCAGGACGTGAAGGTGCAAGTCAACAAGAACTTGGCGCACTAAAAGACAAGTATAGCAAAGCTGAAAAGAAAACAGAGGCACAAGAAATAAGAGAATTAGGCGATAGATTAATGAAATTAGCAGGACTTTAATCCTGTTATAAGTTTTTATGTTTTTTCTTTAAAAAAAGACTTGACAACTAGTATAAAACAGTATATAATAATAACTGTGCTATACAAAACAAAGGCACTAGTAGCAATATAGCTACTGCACATAGGCAACATATATAGGAGGCATAACTATGGCATCATTAGCAGAAATAAGAGCTAAACTAAAAGAGCAAGAAGCCAATACTGGCGGACAACGACAAGGCGGCGGCGACAACGCAATTTACCCATTTTGGAATATCAAAGAAGGCGAGAGTTGTACTCTACGTTTCCTTCCTGATGGAGACGCAGACAATACTTTCTTCTGGAAAGAGCGTTTGATGATCAAACTACCATTTAGTGGAGTAAAAGGTGACACATCAAGTCGTCCAGTACAGGTACAAGTACCATGTATGGAAATGTACGGCGATAGCTGTGGTATTTTACAAGAAGTCCGTGGTTGGTTTAAAGATCCAAGTCTAGAAGACATGGGTCGTAAATATTGGAAAAAACGTTCATACGTATTCCAAGGATTTGTAAATGACAATCCACTAACAGACGATAACACACCTGAGAATCCAATTCGTAGGTTTATTATTGGTCCACAAATCTTTCAGATTATTAAGCAGGCGCTTATGGATCCTGACATGGAAGAATTACCAACAGATTATACTGCTGGTGTAGACTTCCGTCTAAACAAAACATCAAAAGGTGGTTATGCAGACTACGGCACAAGTACATGGGCACGTAGAGAGCGTCCATTAAATGATGCAGAGATGGCGGCAGTTAATACACATGGTTTGTTTAACTTCTCAGACTTCTTACCTAAGAAGCCAGATGAAACTGCAATCAAAGTAATGCAAGAAATGTTTGAAGCGTCAGTAGACGGTGAAGCATACGATGCAGATCGTTGGAGCAATTACTTCCGTCCAAGCGGAATGGCTGCACGTACAGGTGATCCGCAAAAAGCGGCAAGCCCACAAGCAACTGCTGTAAGTCAAAGTGCTCCAGCACCGACAGCAGAAGTAGCACCAACACCAACGGCAACTCCAGCACCAGAGGCGGCACCTGCTCCAGTAGCAGAAACTGCACAAGCAGCTGAAGCACCTGCAGGTAATGCAAACGACATCTTAGCAATGATTCGTTCAAGACAAAATCAATAATAAACTATGTAGGGGAGCAATCCCCTACACTTTGACTTAATAAGGAGAAACTATGGCTAAATCGTTTGACGTTAGTAAGTTCCGTAAGGACTTGACTAAAAGCATCTCAGGCATGAGTAGTGGCTTTAATGATCCAACAGATTGGATCAGTACAGGCTCGTATGCACTTAACTATCTTATTAGTGGCGACTTTCACAAAGGTGTTCCGCTAGGTAAGGTAACTGTGTTTGCAGGTGAATCAGGAGCAGGTAAATCTTACTTTTGCTCAGGTAACATTGTAAAACACGCACAAGATCAAGGTATCTTTGTAGTATTAATTGACTCAGAGAACGCACTTGATGAATCGTGGCTACAAGCATTAGATGTAGACACATCAGAAGAAAAACTACTTAAACTAAACATGAGTATGATTGATGATGTAGCAAAGACTATATCAACATTTGTAGCAGACTATAGAGCAATGGATGCAGAAGACCGTCCTAAAGTATTGTTTGTAGTTGATAGTTTGGGTATGTTATTAACACCTACAGACGTAGATCAGTTTAGTAAAGGTGATATGAAAGGTGATATGGGTCGTAAGCCTAAGCAATTGACTGCACTTGTTCGTAACACAGTTAACATGATTGGTTCACTTAATGTAGGACTAGTATGTACTAACCACACATACGCATCACAAGATATGTTTGATCCAGATGATAAGATCAGTGGTGGACAAGGCTTTGTCTATGCATCAAGTATTGTTGTTGCAATGAAAAAGATGAAGTTGAAAGAAGACGAAGCAGGTAATAAGATCTCAGAAGTACGTGGTATTAGAGCAGGTTGTAAAGTAATGAAAACTCGTTATGCAAAACCGTTTGAAGCAGTACAAGTAAAGATTCCATACGAAACAGGTATGAATCCTTATAGTGGTCTTATTGAACTATTTGAGAAACAGGACTTGTTAGTAAAACAAGGTAATAGACTCAAGTATGTTGACCTAGCTGGAGAAGAACATCTTGACTATCGTAAGGCTTGGATGGATCCTGATAAGATGAATTTAATCATGTCAGAATACGAGCAAAAACTTGCTCCTGTGGTAAATACCGAGGACGACGATCTTGTTGAAGATCAAGTTGAAGAACTAATCGAGGAGTAAAATATGGACGAAAGTCAAATCGTTGATACTTGGATTTTATTTAAAGAATACATAGATAAAAAGAACCAAGACATTGCCGCTGAAAGATTTGTTGACTTGTTAGCTGATTACGGAGTTGATGATCATACACTTACACAAGTGATAGGATCAGATGCTACATTAGATGGAGCAATAAATTACTTTTTAGATGTTGATGAAGAAAATTACGAAGATGACGACCCTTGGGAAGATGAAGACTAATGGGGTGGTATAGCGAAGTCTCACGTGATGTATCTAAGATACCTGATGCTGTAGCGTTCTTTGAAAGCGAGTTAGTTAATGCTCGTCAAGAAGTAAAGCTCAAAGGTAATGTTGAACGTGCCGCGGCAGAAATGCCCGGTATCGTTGAGCATCGCTTTAATCAGTTACAAGAGATTGAAGCTATACTACACTATTTAAATATTGAGCTACGCAGATTGCGTAGTTCATACTTTAAGAAATATCTTGAAAATTATCAACGAGCTCTGTCAAGCCGTGACGTTGAAAAATACGTAGACGGTGAGGCAGACGTTGTTGACTACGAAAAGATTATTAACGAGTTTGCACTAATGCGTAACAAGTGGTTAGGTCTACTTAAAGGACTTGATCAAAAGCAATGGCAAATTACTAATGTAGTTAAACTACGTGTAGCTGGCATGGAAGATGCCACGCTATAAAAGATTTACAAAATTAAACCAAACTAAATTAGTTGACGGCATGATAGATTTATTGTCATCAACACAATCTATACCTACGGCATATTCAACTGTAAACAGTGATATATTTTTTGTTGGCGGCTTTAGAACATCATACGACAATATCATAAATTGTAAAGAATGTAACTTTATTAATATTGACAAAGGTTATATACAACCAACTAATACAATTACACATAATTGGCGGATGTCGTATAACAAATTTCAACAAGATAAAATTATAGATGTACCCAATGATAGATTACAAGACATTAATCTAAACCCGTGGAATAAAAACGGGTCCTATATAATTATACTTGCTCCTAATCCAGATCCGTTAAACTACTATGCAAATTGTAATGTAGAAGATTGGGTAAGTGATATAAAAACAAAACTGTTAAAACTTACTGACCGTAAAATATTTGTTAGATATAAAGATAACAAAAAAATTCGTAGTTATGATCCTTTAGTAAAATATTTAGATGATTGCTATGCAATAATAAGTTTACAAAGTATGGGTGTTGTGCAAAGTACTATACACGGAATACCGTGTATTAATTTAGCGCCAAGTGCATTAGATGGATTACATAAAATGAAACTTGAAAACATTGAAAATCTAGTATATCCTGCTAATAGATACGAATGGTTAAAAAGTTTATCGTATAGTCAGTTTACTTGGAAAGAAATGGAATCAGGGTTTGCGTTAAATACAGTTGAACAATATCAGATAGGTTTATAAATGTTTTCAGACGAATATCTACAACAACTAAAATTACTACATAGCAATCCAAAAAAGAAAAAAGGCTTTGGCGGAAAAATAAAAGAGCTTGGCAATTTTGAAACATACTTAACAAAATGGCAACCAATAACTATGTTAGATTACGGCTGTGGCAAAGGAGCAATATTAAGCCATTTGCAAAATAAATATCCTAACATAAAAATAGAAGGGTACGATCCGG